ATAGCAACGGATGTTGTCGAATACAACATAATCGGGAAAGGCTCAACCACAGGGACAATTCCAGCAGGAACAATCTTTGCAACCGCAATGAGGTTTACAACTTAATATGGCAAATCAATTAAATCTTGCTACTTCGTTTGTTACTGGCGGAACAGTAGATGCCGCCAGCCTTAATAATTTAATCAACACAACAACTGTAAATTCAGCCATCATTAAGAACCAGGACGAAATCACAACAATTGGTACTTCTGATTTATTGCTGATTGCTCCAAGTAGCGTTGATGCTGCTTTGGCTCCAAGAAAAGTTACAGTTCAGAATCTTATTGAGGATTCACTTACTCTTGGGACTTATGTAAATTTAAGTTTAACTGGAAGCCTTACTTATGGAACCGCTACTGGGAATCGAACCATAAGCACAAGCGCAACGATTACGAATGGGACGATTACTAATTTAAGCAATACATCTGGGACGATTGCCACGCTTAACAGCACAACTGGAACAATTGCAACTCTAAATAGCACTACTGGAACGATTGCAACATTAAACAGCACAACCGGAACAATTACAACCCTAAACAGCACGACTGGAACGATTGCTACGCTCAACAGCACTACTGGAACGATTGGCAATCTATCCACAACCATTGCTGGTGACTTTACAATTAGCCAGGGTACAGGAACGCTTGGGACTTCTGGCGTGACGCTTGGCACTTATGGCGGGGCAACATCTATTCCAGTTCTTGCTATTGACGCAAAAGGCCGAGTAACAACTGCCAGCACATCTGCAATTACAAGCGGATTAACTGGATTCAGAAATCGCATCATCAATGGCGATATGCGGATTGACCAGAGGAACGCTGGGGGGAGTCAGACATTTACCGCTGCTGCTGCATTGGCCTACTCGGTAGATCGTTTTTATGGATATTGCACTGGAGCAAACGTAACTGGTCAGCGTGTTGCTGGAACAGCACCTAACGAGTTTGCTTATCGTTTTACTGGCGCGGCATCTGTTACAGCTATTGGTTTCGGAACAAGGCTTGAGGCAACCAATACAACTGATCTTGCTGGGTCTACAGCAACTCTATCAGTCCAACTTGCCAATAGCTTGCTAACATCCGTAACTTGGACTGCCTACTACGCCAGCACTGCTGATGCTTTCGGAACGCTGGCAAGCCCAACCCGCACTCAGATTGCAACTGGAACATTTACTGTTACATCCACGCTGACAACTTACAGCGCGCAAATCTCAGTTCCATCAGCCGCTACGACTGGAATTGAAATCGTATTTACAGTTGGAGCGCAAACTAGCGGAACTTGGACAATTGATAATGTTCAACTCGAAGCAGGCTCAACCGCAACCGACTTTGAGCGTAGACCATACAGCACAGAATTGGCATTGTGTCAGAGATATTATTGGACAGGAAATATGCCAGTTGGAAGAAATTTTACTGGTGGAGTAACTAATGCAAATTCATTTATATCATTTCCTGTAACAATGAGAGCTACTCCAACAACCGTAACTGTTGCAACAGGAACAGTTGAAACAGCGTATAGTTCATCAATGTCTGCATATACTACGGCAGGAATTGCTAGCGGGGCAGCATATATTCCAGGTATTGCGACAGCAACAGCAGAATTAACATGAAGTCATATATACTTACATTTGATTCATCTTTTGCCAGACTCGTAATTGACGGAGTTAAAACTCAAGTTTGGCATAATACCGAAAGTAATGAAGAATATCTTAAATGGCTGTCCGAAGGCAACACCCCACTTCCCGCCGACCAAGAGTAACAAATGACCCTAACTGAAATCGCCCAATATGCGGGTGAGAAGATTGGAAAGACTGATTCCGATACTTTAACCTTCTTGCAAAAGTCGGCATCGCTGAACTATCGGCGTGTTTGGAACTTCGCCCCATGGCGTGAAACGGTAACAAACTCAACCTACACGCTGTCCACCGGAACGCGCACAGTCAGCCTTGGGTCGTTGGTCGAGAATCCATTGTCTGTCGCTTATGATAATAGTGAGCTACAGCCAATGGATTTGGCCACGATTGTAAGCCAAGATGCAAATTTACTAAATCCAGATACAACTGGCACACCATCATTTTATTATTTTAAAGGAAGAAGTACTGGCGGCACGGCTCAAATTGATATTTTCCCAACATTGCAAACAAGCAGCACTGCTGTTTTGCAGGTGATTGAAAAGCTCCAATGCCTTACACGCAGCAACTATCAAGTTGACTTTCCTCCATCCCAAAGCTCTCTTAACGACGAGCTTCGCCTTCCTCACGTTAATCACGTTGTTCTATCCCTAACCCACGCAGATGCACTTGAGCGTGAACGGCAGTATGGAAAAGCACAGGTTGTGACACAGGCTGCGAATGCCGACCTTGCTGCTATGGCCAATTATGAATTGAGCCAGGTTGGAGGAATGAAACAGATTACTCCCAACAGCCTTGGCGAATTGACAATCGAAGAGATCATTTAAGCTATGCCGTACTTTGTTGACGCAACGGACGATGTCCTGACGTTTGACGGCATCCGTAATTTTACAGGAGGTCAGGCCAGCGGCCTACAATCCGATCTACTGGCTGAAAACCAAGTACAAGAGTTGTACAATATGACCCTTTCGCCAAAGGGTAATCTTGAGACTCGTGTAGGCGCAACAAGCTTTGCAACTGGAGCAACCAGCGGTACTGGATCGGTTGGCGGTATGAGGTACTACGAAACTGGCTCGACTGCTCAATTATTAACTGTTACTGGCGGAAGATTCTACAGCATCAACTCCAGCGGTAGCGCAACACTCCACGCACCGGACAGAGTTTGGGGTACAACAAGCACGACATTTTCATCCGCAATTGGACTATGGAGAGATGGGTATGATGTAGCTCAAGATATTGAAGTGTCCTTTGCCCAATTCGTTGACAGAATGTATTTGGCTGACTTAGACAGCGACCTTCATTATTGGGACGGAACAGGAATGACAAAGCAGGGCGGCAAGGTGAGGGCAATCACAGTAACAACAGCGGGCAGCGGATACACTAGCGCAACAGCGATTGTTACAGGCCCAGACCTTGGTGGGACGATGCCAGAACTTATTGTAACTGTAGCTGGCGGGGCAGTTACAGGGGTAACTGTTGTTAATGGAGGATCTGGATATTCTGGCGCACCAACTGTTACAATTATTGGGAATGGAACTGGTGCTACGGCCACAGCCACGGTCAGTCCACCTCCTGCAAATTTAAGGCTTATAGTAAATGCAGAGAACAGGCTGTTTGGCGTTGGATCTGGTGTACACAGAAACACGCTTTATGCGTCTGATCTTCTTGATCCTTCCGTATGGGATTTGACAAACAGCATCGTTGTCAACGGCGATGATGGGGATCAAATTACAGCAGTTGTTCCTTATTATAGGAATAGGCTGATTGTATTTAAGAAACGCAGGGTATTCCAGGTTGACATTCCAAACGATGCAACGTCTGGCGCAGATTGGATTGTTTCAATCATTTCAAACAATACTGGATGCGTGGCAACTGGTACTGCTGTTCAAGTAAGTAGCGACATTCTATTCTTGTCTGATAACGGGATCAGATCGCTTGTTCGGTCTGTGGCTGACGATTTCAGTTCAGTTGGAATACCTATTTCAGAGGTTGTTAAGGATGTCATTCAAAGCATCAATACTGATGCAATAAGAGTAGCTACCGCTATCTACTATGATAACCGCTACTTCCTTGCCATACCTACTGGAGCGAATGATTACAACGATACGCTGTTGGTTTACAACACGGCGTTAAGTGCATTTGAAGGAACCTGGAGTCCGCAAGTAATGCAGTTCACGCTTACGAACTTTAACCAAGAAGGTTCTAGGGCGATGTTCAAGAAGACTAATGGGATTATTGAAAGGTATGCTGGCTATAAATCTCCAGAAGGAACTACATCTTCAGACTATCAAGATGCTGGAACTGATTATAGTTCTTATGTTCGCACCAAGGACTTTAATTTTTCCGATCCTTTCTCTCTAAAATACGGAAGCCATTTCGAGGTCATCTTTGACAACTCGTATTCAACAGATGCGACAATTGCAATCCAGCGCGACATTGACGTTGGCGACATTGACGTTGTCTCAAACATCAATATTGCAAGTTCAGTTCTAACTCTTCCATTTACGCTTCCAGCCGTGCTTCCGACATCAGTAAAGAAGAAGCTGGCAAGCGACCTGCGCAAGTACGAGAAGTGGAGGTTACTAAACATCAAGATTTCCACGCCTGCGAACAAGATGGCTATTCGCCAAATTATGGCTGCAGCCAATCCGGATACAATCGAGATCCAAAAGACAATATGACGGCTGTTGAGTACATTGAGCAAAGCGGCGTTCCAGAGGCTATGTGGCCTAACCTAGCCGAATGGTTTGGCTGGTTTGAGAAGCAGGGTATGGTTGGCGTGGTCGAGGATAAGGATGGCATAGCTGGAGTGGCTTTGGCTAGGTGCATAAAGGATGGGCAAGAGCCTAATCATTATGTGCATAGCGAAGAAGGCGAGAATGTGTTTGTCGATTTGACTATCTCCTCAAAAGGTGCTAAATCATTGAATTGCTTGCTGTTGTTGCTTTGGCAACGCTTTGGTCCTCGCAAGCGGATCACCTTCAATCGTTCTGGTAAACCAAGGAGTTACGACTATATGACATTTATGCGAAAGGCTAGGGTCTAATATGGGTGGCGGACCATCCATTCCTGCACCTCCTCCTCCGCCCGATCCAGCGGCGGTAGCGCAGGCTAATGCAGAGGCATATAAGAAGAATATTGAGACTTATATTGAAAAAGCACCAGAGATGGCACAGCTTGAGAATAAGCTTCGCATCCAATATCTACCTCAACAGCGTGGCCTAGAACGTCAGCTATCAGCCCTAGACCAGCAGGCTGGGGTACAGGCTGGGATGCAATTAGAGCGTCAATATGGACCACAGCGCACCCTAGAATCACTCCGCAGGCAGTATGAGACTAGCCCCCAAGCTTATGCCTTGAATCGTGGACTAGGCGATCAGATGACTAGACAGTTTGAGCGTCTTTACGGCCAGAGTCCATACGGCTCAGTTGAGCAGAATGTGGCGTTTAACCGCCAGCCAGGACCAATGGATTTCTACGGCACGATTGGCACGAATATTGGTAGTCCAGAATTAAAGGCTTAATATGGGAGCAGCATATAGTTTTTATCCTGGGCAAGTTCAAAATAGCTATCCGCCAAGATACAAGATTAAAGAAGATGGCTCTATTGAGACTCTTAAACTTGGACCAGCCAGAGGACCAGGCGAAAGACGGGTTTATGATCAAGCCGTTCCAGATTATCCGTACACAAATTTAGCCGAGGCCGAAACCCAATCTAAAATTATTGGGCTACAATCAAATGTCACAAACCTTCGAAATACTTACGAAAAACAATTGGCCGATCTTACTAGCCAAGAAACAACGCGCAACTCTCTTGCTGCTCAGATCCAAGCGTTGACTGCTGGTGGAGGTGGAATGCAAAATCCTAACGCTGGTCCAGAGTTTAACCAAGCCTTGGCTCAACTCTCCGCTGGGCGTAACTACGGATCGTCTGATCTTGGGTCAATGCTAAACTTCCAAGTCTCCGATCAGAACATCGTTGACGATTATAATAACTCAAAGTTATCCCGCCTAAACAGCGTGATTGATCGTGGCAACGCTCAGATTGCTGGCATCAATGAACGGCTTGCCACGGCCAACAAGCTTCTTGCTGATCTTCCTTCTGGCTCTGCACAACGCACATCTTCAGAAGCATTCGTCAAGCAACTTAACGATGACTTAAAGAGCGTAACCAGCGCAGTCACAAACGCGCAGGATATGCAGAAGAATTTTAAGCCCATTACGATTGATAGTCCCGAAGGGCTAAAGGAGATCACATCGTTTAGATCCTTTGTCCAGCTACCCGAAGAGCGCGCCTCACAACAGCTTTTCCAGATTGATCCAGATTCCTACCGCACTGCGGTTGGCTTGGGTCAGCAGTATCGCCAGATGGCTACTGAGCCAATTGGTGCTACAACCACGCCAGAGACTGAACAGATCCGCAAGACCATCGAGGACGAGGCTCTTAATCAGCTTCGCCTTGGCTCGACCATTGGTGCGGAAGAACGGCGTGGATACGAGCAGGCCGCAAGAGCAGCGCAGACTGCCCGTGGCAATATCTTTGGAATCGGACCAGCAGTACAAGAGGCCGCACAGATTGGTGCTGCTGGCGAGCAACGCAAGCTTGCACGCTACGGAGCAGCACAGAACTTCCTTGGATCTGGCTTATCCAGCGGTGATGCGCTCAAAGCTGATATAGCGTTCCGTGACGCATTGCGTCAGAATAGGCTTGGAGCAGCCGCTAACTTCATTGGTGGCGGACCTTCCATCTATAACCTCGCAGGCCAGCGGACAGCCCAACAGCAGGGTGCAATGCAGAGCTACATACAAGCCAATCAAGCATTGCCTGGTGGATTTAATCAACAGCCGTCTACTGCGGCTAACTTCTATCAAACGGTTGACCAGCAGATTCCTGTCCAGCTTACCAATGCGTTTAACCAGCTTTATCGCTCGCAGGCTGACTACGGAGCAAGCACATATGGTGCGCAGGTGGGCGCAATTTCTAGGCAGCCAAATGCATTCCAGAATTTTGCCACGCTTGCTGGTGGAGCGAAGGATCTTGCCGGAGGATTTGGAGCGTTGGCTGGTGCGGGTATATTTTGTTGGGTTGCTCGCGAAGTTTATGGCATTGATAATCCTAAATGGCTGCAATTTAGGGAGTGGATGTTGACCAAGGCATCTGACAATCTTAGAAACTATTACATTGAGTATGGCGAGAGAATTGCCAAGTCAATACGCAATAAGCCTAAAATTAAGGCACTCATCCGTAAGTGGATGGATTCAAAGATTGGGTAATTTATGGCACTAGATCCAAACGATCCCCTTATTCCTATGCCATGGCAGATGGATAGCATTAGGGCATATCGCGCAAGCAGGGCAATGCAGGCCGAAGAAGATGCACTCAAGATGGAGGAACTTCGTCAGCGTGTAGCAAAAGGTCGCGAAGAAGAAACAATGTCAACACCAATTGGAAGGGCTGGCAGGGCTGCTGATGTTGCTGCTTTTCTTGAGCAAGAAAAGCAAAAGGAAACCGGCATTCCAATCGGAGAGGAAATGGGCGCAAGGATGACCGCAAAGGGTGGACCCAGCATTCTTGAGGCCACCAAGATGCAAGGGCAACTTGATGTTGAAGCCAGGGCGAGACAAGCAAGAATTGACGCAGCCAAAAATTACCTCGCTGGAGAGAAGTCTTTGCTTCCTTCTGCTGACATAAACCTTGGCGGAGTAAAGCGCACTGTTCTTGCTTCAGAAGTTGGTACTGCTGGAGCAGATGTTTATAGTCAAATTTATCGTACCCAAGTTCCGCAAGTTGCGGCAACCTATGAGGCAGAGGGTCAGTCAAGAGATACCGCAATTAAAATGGCAAGTGCTGATGTAAGAAGTAAACTTACTGGGGCAGCGGCAAGCGGAAAAATTCCTTTAATAGCTGCGAATGGAAATCCAATTTTTGTCACTGTACCTCAAGCCATACAACTGCTAGATTCTGATATAACTCCTCAATTTATGAAAAATCAGTTAAAAGATGCTCTTGAGGGTAAAGCTGAACCACAAGCTGCAAGCTGGATTAAAACAAGACTAGGCAGATAACATGGCTGAAGCCCTAGAGCTATCTTCAGCCAATCGTATTAGGCAACTGGCAGGTATGCCAGTAGAGGCAGAACCACCACCAAAGCTAGAAGAACCACCAGCGTGGAGTGAGATTAAGGCTTCAGAAGATTACAAGAGTCTTACCTATCCAGAGCAGGTTGATTTAGCTCGCCAATGGGGGGCGGAAACAAAACAGTACGCATCTACGCTTAAAGATTATACGCCAGAGCAGGACGCTGAAATTGATGACTTCGTAAACACACAGGCTGTTGACGTTCCAGCTAATGTAAAGGCTGCTGCACTTACGGCTGGATTGGTTAAGGGCGCAGCAAGCACTTTTGGTGGTCTTGGTGGAGCTATTGCTGGAGCATTTACTGGTCCTGCTGCTCCAGTGGCTGTGCCAGCACTAGCAATTGGAGGAGCAATTTCGGCTGGGGAATTAGCAGAAGCTGGCCTACAGAAATTTACTCCAAAGGTTGCTAGGTCAAGAGAGTTTGCCCCAGGTTACGCAATGGCTGGTCAGTATGCACCAGAGGTTGTTACGGGTACGGTTGGGGCGAAGCAGTTAGTCCAAGCTGGCAAGACATTGTTTCAAGAACTAGGCGCAAAACGAGCCGCGCAGGAACTGGGCAAGACTGTAGCCACGGGGGCTGGGATAGGTGCTGGGGTTGGAACGGGCGTGAGGGCAGTTACTGGCGGAGAGGTTACGCCTAGCACAATCGCTACGGATGCCTTATTCGGTGCGGCCTTTGCTGGGCTGGGGAGTGGGTCAAGGATTAAGGGGTATAACCGAGAGCAGGCGTTGTCGTTGAATGAAAGGGTTAAATCTGGTAATGCCACAGAAGCGGAGTTTAGGGATTGGAATGGCATACTGGCCGAAGCACAAAGAACACAGGCAAGGGGCGTAGCTGGAGCAAGGCGCACTGAAGTAGAACTAGGTGGACGCAGGGTATTAGATAAGACTGAACTTACCTTAGGCGAACAGCCGCAAGTAACGCCACAACCTATTACCGAGCTACCCGCGCCTAGACCTGTTGTACCAGAACTACCCGAAACTGGCGTACGTGGTGGCGTACGTGGCACACAAGCCGACACGGCAGCGATGCAACGGCGTGGGATCACGACACAGATGCAGGAAAGCCTAGTCGACCTAAACGATCCAGTACCGAGAACGAATGTATTTACAACCGAATCCCAAGGCATCAATCGTGAAGCCATCATTCCAGATACTCGCGGATTGCAAGGCGAGATTGTACGCGAAGGTCCGATTGTCACGCCAAGGACTCAGTTGCCGACAACGGAGAGGTTGGCGTTGCCAGCGGAGGGTGAGGCTTTACCAATACAAGAAGTTGAATCTAATCCAATTATTCAATCTGAAGAACAAAGGCAATCTGTTATGCCTCCTATTGTTTCTGGAATGATTACAACCGCAAGGCAAGCTGCTGAAGACTTCACAAAAAGAATTTCAAATGTTAAATACGCGCCCTATGTTGAAGGTCAAAAGCGTGAATCAATTTTGTTTGATTTAGATGGGAAGCAATACAAGGCTGAATTAAAAGGCAGAAATAAAGATTTCATGCTGGGTGAGAATGCAAATGCAAATGCAGGTTTAGCATCTAGGGCATTCTTGGATGGAGATGCCATTGAAATTAAGGGCAAATCAACCATCCCTCGCCCTATGCGTGGCAAGGCTGGTGAGGCTGGGTTCATCGTGTCCGATGTGCAGGAAGGCGCGGCCAAGGTAGCGCAGAAGTGGCTTACCACAGAAGGCAATCTTCCCAAAGAGATGTTTGACATTATGGAAGCCAAAGGATCGCGCACGCAGGCGATGCTCAAGCAGATTGATTTCACGCTGAAGGATCTAGCCAAAGCCGCAAGGGAACTTAATGGCAAGCCTAAATTAACTCCACAACAGTCGCTCCAGGTCGATCAGTTTCTACGTGGTTATATGCCAGCAGAGAATCTTCCAGAAGCAATCAGACCAGTAGCACAGCAGATGCGCCGTCAGCTAGACAACCTATCGGAAGGCTTAATCCAATCTGGCGTGTTTTCGCAGGAAGTTGGCCCTTCTGGAATGAGCAAGGCTGATATGATTAGGATGAATAAGGGCGAGTATCTGACTCGTTCTTATGAGAAATTTGATAATCCCAAATACAATGTAGAGCTTGTGAAGCAAAGAAATCCAGCCGCATACGCAGATGCTGAGAACTTTGTAAGAACACAAATGAAGTCAGCCAACCCAGCCACAACCGAGGCTGAGGTGCAGGGCAAGATTAAGGAGTTGGTTGAGGGCGGAATGGATAAGCCGCTTGATTCATTGATTCAAGCCTCTGGAATTGGCAAGAAGCTTGGGATTACCAAGGCAAGACAAGACATTCCAGAACAGATCAGATTTTTAATGGGCGAGTACAATGATCCAGTCATTAACTACGCTAGGTCAGCCAGCAAAATGATTAACTTGCTCCAGTCTCAAGAGCAGTTGAACAAGCTGAAAGAATTCGGCGTTGCAAACAAGCTATTCTTTGAAAAACCAACTGGAAATGCAGCCACACAGATTGCGGCTGACGGATCGGACACTCGCTCGCCACTAAATGGGCTGTACGCCGAGAAGGATTTGGTCGATGCTATTGAGAATTTTGAGATGACGCATAGGGCTGGAAAGCTTTATCAGCTTTACTACGCAGCGAATGCTTGGGTCAAGTGGGGCAAGACAGTTGGGAGCATCCAGGCTCAGTTTAGGAATCCAATTTCAAACGTATTGATCGAGGTTGCCAACGGAAACATTGTATTTGGCGGAAGTTCAAAACCATTTAGAGCAGTTCTGGCTGAGTTTGGCGTTCCAAAGATGGACACAAAGGAAGGTCGAGCTTACCTAACTAGGGCAACTCAACTTGGAATTTACGACAATACTGTTCTGAATGAGTTTACGCAAATGTTGAAAGATGCTCAACAGTACAAAGGATCTACGGTTGACTTTGCTGAAGAACTTGCTGGCAAAGGTGGGAACATTGCGAAGAAAGGCGTTGCTGCTCTAAATAAAACATACCGAGCTGGTGATAATTTATTCAAGTTGATGGCGTGGGAGAACGAAACAAAGCAACTTATGGACGGAAGAGGATTGTCCCGCCAAGAGGCTGAAACTATTGCCGCCGAGCGCGTCAAGAACACAAGGCCAACTTACTCTCGCGTGCCTAGAATCATAAAAGCATTAAGACTTCAGCCATTTTTTGGCAACTTCATATCTTGGCCTTCTGAAATGTTGAGGATTATCCCAAATACACTTAGATATGCCGCTGAAGATTTGAAGACACCTGGTATGCGTAGGTATGGATTTAATAGATTGATTGGGGTGCTTGCGGCAACAACTGCAACTGTAGCAATAACAAGACTTGGAATGTGGGCCACAGGATTTAACGACAGAAAAATGGAAGCCATGAGGCGTTTTGTCGCTCCATACCAGAAGAACGCCACGCTTATGCCAACTGGAGCAGATGGCAAGGATGTTGGCTACGTTGATATTTCATACACAGATCCATACGAAGTATTCAAAGGACCAGCTTTTGCCGCTGCATCTGGAAAAGATCCAGAAGAATCAATTGCTAACGCTATATTGGATTTTCTTGAGTCTTATATTGGCCCAAGCATTTTAGCCAGTTCGATTGTTTCAGCATTATCTGGAAGAACCCTGCAAGGAAGGACGATTGTAAATCCGCAAGATACTAGGCTGGATCAAACACTTGATAGAGCTAGTTATTTGTTGAGGCAAAACGAGCCAGCAACCGTATCTCAGTTTAGAAGGATATATTACGCCCTAACTGGTCAGCCCGATACAACCGTTTCCAAGTATGGCCGTATCTACAAGCCATCCGAGGAGTTGTCCGCGCTGTTCGGCATCCGTCCTCAATCCATCAACGTATCCAAAGCACTCGAATCTAAGGCATCCAGGTTTAATACTGATATGGCCGATGTGGGCAGAATCTTTACCGAAACCTACGGCGCGGTTGGCAATGTTCCAGAATCCAAGGTGCGGGAACAGTTCGCTAAAATGGAGAATCGCCGAAAGGTTATGTTCGATGAGGCAAACAAGGATTTCCACGCTGCTATGTTGCTTGGTCTGTCTAGATCAGAGGCTATTGCAGCTATGCGTGCTGGCGGCATGGGCGTTGATAACGCTTCTGCCATAGCCAACAACAAGTACAGAGACTATAAGATCAGCAAGTCACTCACAAAGAGTATGAGGCGCGAGCTATCTCCAGAAGAGATGCAGAAGCGTCAAGAGATAGGCCGAGAGCTTATGATGCAACAAGGAGAGTAAATGGCTAAATTTGACATCTCTGGATCAGCGTCACGCCAAACTGGTTTAAGTCAGCAGGATCGCAATAACGCGATCCGTATGGAGTTTGAACCTTACTCAAAACCACCACAGCAACCGCCAGAACAGACCGCGAGGATAGAACCTATGAGCGAATATGTTAAGCCACCCACAGCACCAGCACAGCAACCTTCTGGCGAGCTTCCCCTACCATTGCAAACCGTGGAGTGGGAGGGTCGCAAAGATAAGCAGGGTAATCTTTCAGTCTACAAGTTGCCAAGTGGAGATATGGGTGGAAACTTTGAGGTAGCTGGAATCAATGACCGATACCATCCGGAAGCATTCAAAGCCATCTCATCGCTCCCAGCGCAAGAAAGAGCGAAGGCAGCAGCAGAATACATCCAGGGATATACCGCACCACTCGTTGAGAAACTCCCTCAAGCACTCCAACCATTCACGCATGATCTCGCGTTTAATCGCGGTCTGGGCGGTGCAACGAAATACATCCAGCAAGGATTGAACACGCTGGGGCAGAAGGTGGCAGTAGATGGTGGGTTTGGTCCTAAGACATTAGCTGCGATTAACCAGGTTGAGCCAAGAGCGTTGATGCGCGCTGCCAGCGATGCTCAATTGCAGGATGAGTACAATATGGCTGAACGCAATCCAGCCAGAAAGAAATTCATTCCTGGCCTAGAAGCTAGGATTAGAAATAGATTGTCAACCTTTGGGCAAGGTTAGCGGCTTGCCCAGCCTTGTCTTACTGTGGTTGATCCAGCAGTAAATGAATTAACTGGACCAATATAGCAAGACCCAACCTTTTCGGTTAAACCATCATTTGACACAAATGCATTACCAGCGCGAACCACAACGCTATTGTCTTCGCGAATATATGTTGATCCAACGTGCTGGCACACCTGACCATTTTGATAAATGAACCTGCTTCCGGATTTAAATATCAATCCATCTTCAGTCATAATTACGCTACCAGCCCTATGAACATTTCCGCCTCCACGATAGACTCCTCCAATGAAGTCGTTCATTTCGGTTTCATCATCAGCCCATCCCGATGCCATCAGCATCGCCGTCACTACAGTCATTGTTATTGCTTTCATAGGAAAAAGTCTCTAGCACAAACCGAAAGCCGTCAAGCATGAAATTATCATCACGCCAAGTAGGTGCAGTTGGGGTGGCTCGCGTCACTAGCGCGTTGCTACGATGCGGGTACAACGTGCTTACGCCTTACGAGGATTTTGCTGGGTACGATGTGGTAGCAGAGAAAAATAATAAGTTTTACCGCATCCAAGTTAAGACCGCCCAAGCCATAGAGCCTGGTCGAACCAAGTATCGCTTCACCACCAGCAGTGGAAATGGCTTTAATATCCCAAAGCGTGCTATTACTGGCGTGGATTACGTTGCCTGCTGGGGTATGAGCGATGATTTGTTCTGGTTGTTGCCAATTGCCAAGTGCAGGTATGTCACAACGAAGCTTTGCCCATCGACAGGCGGTGGCTGGCGTGTATTTAAGAATCTGTGAACGAGAAAGAGGCTTGGGCAAAGTTTGAGGCCGGACTGAAGGATGCAAAATCCTTTGACGATGCTGTTGCGTGGGTCAAGAAGAACAAGAAGATAGTCGAAAAGTTGACTATGATGGCAATGATTAGGCGATTTAATGAGGATATTAGCAGAGCTAATAGAACTTGGCGGAATTAAAATATATCTCGACGCTGGTATGGGTTGACAGCTAAACCCAGTAGATGGGCAAAATCAATAGTCGAGCAAAGGGTGCTGCGGGGGAACGAGAGTTAGCAAACTACCTACGAGAGCAGGGCTGGCAGAAGGCCAGACGCACACAGCAATACGCTGGCAATCCAGAGGGTGGTAGTGGGGATGTGGTATGCGAGAACTTTCCCTTCCATATCGAGGGGAAACGCTGTCAGGCTTTAAAACCCGAAGAGTGGATTGAGCAGTCCAAGCGGGATTGTCCGGCGGGCAAGATCCCAGCAGTATTCTTCCGCCGTAATGGACGCAAAGAATGGCTAGTCATACTGACCGCAGACAGCGTCTGTGAATTAGCTCGACAGATCGCGCCTTCCAATGTGAAGATCGAATATGTACCAAGCAATCCTATGTCAACCACAGTTGGTGCTGGATTTTGGGTACACAATCAAGAAGAACTTACCCCATACATACAACCAAAACTAAACCCAAACAAATAAAGGAGATACTACAATGGCATTAACCATAAGTGAATCGCAGAAGATGGAACGCAAGTTGCCCGAAGCCGGCGCAACCGTAGGCGTTCTCTACAGCCTAGTCGATCTAGGCCACCAGAAAACCAACTGGGACAACCAAGAGAAGTGGACACCTAAAGTCCGCTTGACCTTTGAGTTGCCCGATCAAACCGATGAGTTTGAGGTCGAGGAGAATGGTAAACGCACCACAGTCCAAAAGCCTATGGTCGTTTCCATTGAGCAGACCCGCAGCCTTGGCGAGAAAGCCAGCTTGCGGAAACTGCTTGAGCAGTGGAGAGGTCAGACCTTCACGGCCAAGGAACTCCAGGCATTCAGTTTGAAGAACCTCCTTGGCAAGCCAGCCATGCTGACCTTGATCCACAAGACGAGCCAGCAGGGTCGGCAGTATTGTGCAATTGCCGGAGCTTCCAAGCTTCCCAAGGGCATGACTGCTCCAGCCAAGACTGCCAACGATCAGATGTATTACGAGATCGAGCAGGGTGAGGGCGGGCAGTTTAACGATATGCCGGACTGGTTGCAGGAGAAGATCCGCGCATCCAAGGAGTTTGCTACCGCTGCTGGAAAGTCCACGGCCACTAAGGTCGAGGTGGACGCAGACGGCAACCAAGTTCCGTTCTAGGTTATATGGCACTTACTATTACAAGTAAGTGGGATAGCTCCTCGGCTAGTTCCAGGTTGGTCACTGTTGAAAGCAGCGGCCACTGGTATGATGCCGAGGGGCGATCTGCCCACGTTATTTTAGGGAAGAATGGCAAGGAAAGAAACACAACCGTAGCCGACGCACGCAAGATGGGATTGCTGCCATCGGTCACTAGCGTCCAAGGAATTTTACATAAAGAGCAACTTGTCTCTTGGAGAATTGAGCAGGCCATAATGTCTGCATTAACTCTCCCAAGAGAGGAAGGAGAGGATCTGGGTGAATATGCGAAAAGAGTCGTTAAGGACAGCAAAGAACAAACAACAAAAGCGGCATTGCATGGGACAGCCATGCACGTTGAGTTGGAGAACATCCTACTTGGAAAACCTGTATCCAGAGATGAAACACTTGCTCCGTACATCAAGACATTCAGCGAGTGGGCAGAAAAAAATGTCGAGAAAACCTACTGGTGCGAAAAGGGTCTTGTCGGCGCAGGCTATGCGGGAAGATGTGATGCCTACGTTAAGCTACGCGGTATTGGTGACGCTATCATCGACCTAAAGAATCGTAAGGTTAACAAGAAGTACAATACGCCACCCTTCTATCCGCACGACGGACAACAGCTTTGGGCATATAGAAACGCGAGCGAGAATCCCAAGGCAGCCTGCGTCTCAGTTGTTCTGGCATCCAATGATCCAGAATACATAGAGCATCATCAGTGGGACGAAGATGAACTCTACCAAGCTGGCATTGCCTTCTGTGCCATGCAGAAAGTATGGGCTTGGGTCAAGGGCTACACACCTCCTGGGATGAAGTTATGATCGACCCAGCAGATGTCTTATGGCTAGAAGGATTACTGGACGAATTTTATAGGAGGCTTGCAAAATGACCGCACCTACAATCCAAGAGATGGGTCTTGCCGCGCAGGAGATAGTCTGGCGCGTTATGGGCAAGGGGTCAGATAAGTCTGGTTATGGCGATTGGTTGCTGAAGGATCGGCCTACTCACGATTATCACATTGCCAGAGCGATCCGGCACTTAGCCACAGCGCAGATGCAGTTGCACAAGTCATCGCCTTGCCCTGATAATAACGGCGAGACAAGTGTTGACCATTTGGAGCGTGCGCTGGTAAGGTCGCTCTTCGTGTTAGCACAAATCAAAAAGGAAGTACCAAGATTATGAACCAAGAAGAAATAGACAAAGATTGGGATGAGTTTTTCAGCAAGCCTCGCCCTTGGCTTTACTCGAACTACGGAGACAAACCAAGCGATAGCGATGAATCTGAAACAGAGAAATCGTTCCAAAAGTTCTGCGATCACGAGGGGAACAATAGGTATCCTAGGGAATGAGGCTGGCCTTGTCTTGGATCTGTTATCAGATTGGTGATCTGATTAGCCTCACGCTGATGAGGTTTGGCTACGCCTACAGCATCTACAACAAGATGATGATCTGGTCATCCGAGCTGGATGAGCATGGTAAAATATGGAAGAACGTAAAATGAAGCGCGCAGTCGTAACTATGGCTTTCGGGCCGGAGTGGGAAAAGATCCTTGAATTAACCCATCCACGCATTGATGACTTTGCCAAGCGGAACAAGATGGATTTTATTGTGATGAACAAATCCGTAATAGACCCAAAGGATTACAACAAGTCAATGATTGCTCATATTATGGTTGGCAAGAATTATGACCAAGTAATCTACATTGATTGCGATTGCCTTGTGACCAAGGACTGCGATGACTTTGCAAATCCGAATGAGTATGGTAACGGAGGGTTTATTGCCTTTGATGAAGGCGACTTCCTTGATCGAAAGGAAGGCATGAAGAAGCTGGCTAAAGAGTTCGGCGGGAATATTACGCCAACCTATTACTTTAACTTCGGTGTGTTTGCGATGACGAGAAGGCATCTAGGGTTGCTTGCGCTTCCTCCGCTTGGAGTTGTTCCAAACCATTTCGGGATGCAGACCTGGGCGAATATTCAAGCACACTTTTGGGATATACCGCTGTCTGGAATGGACCCAGCATATAACTGCATGACCAGCGTTGAGCAGCACTACGGCCTAGACCGCCACAAGGATGCAATGATTATTCATTACGCAGGGCAGTCCGGAGATATGGTACAACTTAGAACAAGTATTCAATATGATGACGCAAAGCTGGCGGAGCTTGGTCGGTGAGGTCAACGCAACTATGTCGCGGTGACTACGATGACAGGGTGCAGCAGTTGGCTGGAGAAGTTGCTCTCCAAGCTATCCGCGACCTGCGGATGTTGCGCAAGCGAGGGATGGTTAAGGGCATGAAGATTGTTAAAGATCACACTGGCGTGCCACTCAACGATGCTCTGGAGTATAAGAACTCTCACGAGGTACAGAAGCTGTTGCGTGACTTTAAGACTGGCGTTGTCTCCTGGTGGTGCAGAGCCAGCGGGGTGCAGATAGACAATCGCACGTTGCTACGGAAACTAAAGGAAAACGACTATGTTCTGCCTACTTGATATTGGCGCAATAGTTTGGGTTATCAGTTCTTTTATCCTTTACAGTTCATTGCTTTTGTCGGCAATCTACTGTGCGTTGTACATCATCTTCAAGCTGATTGAAGTAATAAGAAAGGAACTGGATCTATGAGGAAAAGAAAGGCTGGGAAGCGCATCAAACTTCTAAAGGTTGAGGAGTACGATGCGGTCAAGATTACAGTCAATGTTGACGATGATCTATACGAAGTTATGGCCGAGGCTGGCCGCCAGCATATTGTCAAAGACAAGAAGGCGTGCTTTGAGTACGCGCTAAACCAAGCATTGCTTGAGTTATCCAAGGAGATTAAATGAACGAGTTTAAGCAGAAGGTATTAACCGCTTCAGTAGATCGCTATGTCTTGAACAAGACGCAATGCGAGATGCTGCGTCAAGATGCAGAAGTGATCGGAATGAAGCGTGCGCCTGTGCTGTCAAAGGATGGTGTAACCAGAACCATATCCCGCAACCGCACTTGCTCATCGTGCTGGATTCCTTTCGCCAAGCATTACGAGTGGATCTACAAAGTGATGCGAGAGATTACGGAAGGCATCAATGCCGAGCAATGGCGTTTCGACATTCAAGGCATCCAACAGTTGCAGATACTGCGATACCGACCACTACAGAAGTTCTCTTGGCATTGGGACACCTACACATCCGAAGCACCAGTACGCAAGCTTACCGCTGTGGTTAATCTGTCTGCACCGGAAGAGTATATCGGTGGTGGGTTGCAGGTTAAGGCTGACATGGAGAACGCTCAGTTCATCCGCGAGCAGGGAGCAGGCTGCTGGTTTCCATCCTACATCGAGCATAGGGCGCGTGCGCCTATCTGGGGAACGCGCTGGGTGTTGGTGGCTTGGTTTACTGGTCATGCTTGGCGATGATACACGCTGCCAATCTGCCTCGCCATCACTACGTCAAGGTTGACTTGACCTTTGTGTCGGATGGAGAGAATAAAGAGATAGGGGATGCTGTGTGGTTTGGGCTGACTGCCATACCTGGACGAGCTTGGGGTTGTACCGTTATGCTCAAGTGCGGCGCGCTGTACCGAGGCTTACCACTTCACGCTCTGATGCACGGCGATGTTGCGATTATGGATTGGGACATTAACGATGCCCAACGCTGGGATTGTTTTGGATGGAACTTCACGACAATCGAGTACGACTATCTGATGGGGTTGTCTTGCAAGGTATGGATCGCCAGCAAGAAGACTTGGGAGGTTGGCCGTTACCTATTCACAGCCGAGCCTTACGGAGATGGATTCTCAATGTCTCCAAGCCAAACCAAGTCACACCATTTTATTGCGCTTAATAATGGACGGATCACGGCTGTTCCAGGTAACAATGTGCTTTGGCGCGAATCAAGCTTCACCACTCAATCCGAAAAGCCTAAATGGTTGCGGACGCAATCGCAGGTATGGAATGGAGAAGAGGCCACATGGGATGATGTGGTTGGTGAAGAAACAGCATAGGAGGTCACAATGCCACTAGGTAAAGACGTATCGAAGAATATGAGTGAATTGGCTAGGGATAACCGCAGGAAGGGCAGCGAGCGTGGAGCAGGCGGTAAGCCTCGCTCACGCGAGCAGATGATTGCCATTGCGCTGTCGGCTGCTGGCAAAAGCAAACCACGCAAGTTTCGGATGCGATCTGGTTCGTAATGCAAGTCGAGGCTAAAGATCGCCTCAAGTGGGCGCGCGAGATCCTTCTCATTGCACGCAATAAGCTTGCAGTTGAGAGGGATCGCGCGACTCACGGACACGCGATAGATATGATCCAGATTATTACGATGGTGGATGCAGCCAGCTTGGTGTGCAAGGAAGTGGCGGGTGAAGAATGAAATATCTATCTGTCTGTTCTGGCATTGAAGCAGCGTCCAAGGCTTGGGAGCCGATTGGATGGGAGCCAGTAGCGTTTTCAGAAATAGAAGCATTTCCGTCAGCGGTGCTGAAGCATCATTGGCCGGAAGTACCAAACCTAGGAGATATGAGCAAATATGAACAATGGCCAATACAAAGCGGATCAGTTGACCTTCTGGTCGGAGGAACACCCTGCCAATCCTTCAGCGTCGCAGGACTTAGGCAAGGACTCAAAGACCCAAGAGGCAACCTTATGCTTACCTATCTTGCAATCGCTGAACGTCTCAAACCTCGATGGCTTGTCTGGGAAAATGTCCCTGGTGTCTTGTCATCTAACGGAGGAAAAGATTTTGGTTCCTTCCTCGGAGCGTTGGGGGAACTGGGGTATGTCGATTGGGCGTACCGAGTGCTGGACGCTCAATGGTTCGGAGTGGCCCAAAGACGCAGACGTGTGTTCGTTGTCGCACATCTTGGAGAAGGGAGTCTTGCCGCAAAGGTTTTATTTGAGTCCGAAAGCGTGCGCAGGGATACTCCGCCGAGCCGAGAAGCGAGGCAAGGAGTTGCCACCAATGTTGCACCAAGCCTTACAGCTAGTAACGACCCAAGCCGAAGCCCCCAATCCAGCGAAGTAACCCAGCAAGTTAATGCGGTTTTGGAGGCGGTGGCTGAAACATTGATGGCATCAGACTACAAGGGGCCAGGTCATAATCGTGACCACAACTTTATTACTGAACCAGTAATCATTGATCGAGCTGCATTCAACCAAGGGCAGAATGCACAATACAAGCCACGGATCGAGCATGGAGAGACTATGGATTCTTTGGTTGCTAGAGGTTTACACGCTGTTGCCATCCCAATCCACGACCAAGCGACACGACACTCTGGTAAGCACGGAGACAAGCAAGACGGCAAGGGGAATGGACTTGGAGTGGGTAAGCCAGGTGATCCTTGCCCCACATTGACTAAGGGAGACAAGCACGCTGTTCTTTACGAGAACCATCCCAACGACAGCCGAGTAACTGGCCCACACGATGTCGCGCCTAGTTGCGTATCACGATATGGAACTGGTGGTGGGAATGTTCCGTTGGTACAGGAGGGTGTTGACCTATACAATCAGGCTTTAACTGGTGATGTGCATTGTCCGTTGAGGACGGCTGGTGGGCATGGTGCGCCAGCAGCGTTAGTGCAGGAGGCGATTCCAATTGATTTGCGAAATGCAAATCGTGACCCAGAAAAACACGACAAAATAAATCGTCAAGGTGTTGGCATTGGGAAAATTGGGGATCCAGCACACACAATGACAAAGGAATTTACTCATGGAGTAGCAGTCGCAGTTGATACCTACAATCACGCACTACAAGAAAAAGCCGTACCAATTCGCTCAACTGCTTCGGATATTTGCCATACTGGTGGAGTCATCAATCCGGCGGATCGGATGGCAGTACGCAGACTCTCTCCAAGAGAATGCGAACGACTTCAAGGCTTCCCCGATGATCACACCCTAATCCCTTGGCGTAACAAGCCAGCCGATCAATGCCCCGATGGGCCACGATACAAGGCTCTTGGTAACTCTATGGCCGTGCCGTGCATGGCTTGGATTGGGAAAAGAATTGACGCGGTAGAAAAAACTAAATAGAAAGGCAGGCCAAATGAAACTATGGAATAACAATACTAACGGAGTCCACGTTGTGGACGATAACAAGCTGTGGCCACGCTGTAGCTACATTCTTCCAGACGAGCTGGTCAACGCTCCATTCAATGAAGCCGTACCAGTTCCACACAAGATCAAGCCGTACTATCCTGGGCGAGCCGAGGGTGGAACAACTGCGGTCTATCGTGCTGGTGCGATTGGTGACGCGATCATGGCCACCGGAATTATCCGCTACCTAGTCGAGACTTCGGGTGGGGGCGTGGACATTTACTGTCCTGCTCGCAATATGCC